TTATGCGACTAAAAAAATATTTTTGATTTTCTCAAAATTTCTCTCAGCCAGTGCTTCCATTTGGTGTGTATAAACTTTCAGAGTAATATCTGGACTTTCGTGACCAAGAAGCTTGGATATGGTAACAATATCAACCCCATTAAATATCAAGTATGATGCGTATGTGTGCCTTAGACTATGGTTTCTGACAGGTCTACCAACAATCCTTTTAATTATCTTATTACATGCAGAATTAGATACCCCAAAACATATTCTATTTTTGATGTTGGCCTGCCAATGATTTTTCCTATACTCTCGAAGAATCTCTATTGTCTTTGAATCAATCGGAACTTTTCTTTCTGACGGATCATTCTTCAATGCACAGAAATCTTTAGTGTTTGAGTAATCAAACGCTTTATTGATATCCAGTATGCCATTTTCAAAGTCAACATCATTCCAGGTTAGACCCATTACCTCAGAAAAACGCAATCCTGTAACTGCAAGAAGGTAAAGAGTGAAATAGGTTACATACCTGACTTTCTCTCTTGTGAGGGCTAGGAGAGCCTTGAGCTCATGTTCTTCCAAAAAGTCATTTTCTTCATCTCTAATTTCAATTTGAGATTTCACCTTTGCATCATCAGCAAAGTTAAAACGAATGACTTCTTCTCTAACAGCTACTTTCATAGCTCCCTTTATTTGGTAGTGGAATTTTTCAATAGTTTCTTGAGCGTATTTCTCTCCAAACTCATTTAACTTTTTCTGATAGTAAAGCGGTGTAATATCTTTGACCTTCATCTCTTGGAAGTAATTCTTAACGTGTCTGAAATTCTTTGTATAGGTTTCCCAAGTCTTATCTTTGACATATGGACGCTTATAGACCTCTGACCAAGTCTTGACAAAGTCATATAGAGTTACTTCGTCATTTGTCAAGATGTTTTGGGTCAATTTCTTTTCGACATCTAATGCTGCCGCTTGAGCAAGCTTCTTGGTCTTAAAACCACCTTTTTCTTTCCGTTTATATTTTCCATCTATGGTTTTGTAGGAAATACGGTATTCCCACAGCCCGTTCTCTCTTTTTCGATATGATGCCATTTGTTTTTTACCTCATTTTCTGATAAAATGGGTATAGTAAAGAGACCTACTGCAAAGCAGGTTTTTACTATACGAACTTGCCTTACGCTCTCCTCGACCAAAATTTGAGCGTAGGGCTTTTTTGCTTTTTGTAAAATAAAAGCGGCAACTACGAATAGTTACCGCTCGGTCGTGGCAGCTTGTGCCAACCAGAGTATTTGCACTAGGAAAAATCCTAGGTTAGTAACTATATATTATCAAAATACAATAAAATTGTCAAATAAGATAGCGTGATTTTATTTCATCGCTTAAAATTTTCATTTGTGGTTCTAAAATTTGAGCCACACCCAGTCCATCCAATGTGCTTACTTTCTTGAATATTTTAACTTTGTCAATAGTTGTAATTGCATCGAGTTTGGCATAGGTTGTTTTTTCTAAGTCCGATACATACTTCTCAAGTCGTTTGCCAGCTAAGACGATTTCATCTGATAATGTTTGAACAAGATTCATTGCTCGTTCTTTTTCATCTAATCGGCCTTCTTTTTCCAACTCTAGCATTAACTCGTCAAAATCATCATATTCTCCGAAATGAGATACTAACTCGCTTGCAACCTTGTCTTCTGCTGCCTCTATGAGTTGTGTGGTTAGCATACCGAGAGCTTCAGCTAAATTGAACTCTAATGGTAGGTTGTTATAACCTGGTTTGGATGTAAGAGGAATCACAGTGATAGTATTTTGGTTCTTGCGATCTTCTTTACTGAGTGTAATCGCATAATGTGGTGCTGAAAATTCAGAGCCAAAGTTTATACCAAAATCAACATAGACAAGTGTTCCATAAGGGAAAACCCTGTTTCTACGACGTTTCCCGTGTATTTCACGTTCAAGCTGATTGCTGTAATTTGTCATGCTTTGACCTAGCCGGGAAGTCTTAAAGTGATTAGGATTCTCCTTGGTTAGCTGTTTCATCTTATCGGTTGAAGTTGTCAGTTTTTCAAGATTTTCTATTTGATTTTTATTCATCTTAATTTTTTCATCCAACTAAATTTAAATACTCTTCTTTGATCATAGCCTCATCAGCTATGGTCTTTAATTTGTATTTTTCCATAAATACCAGGTAATTAAATTGAGTGCGGTCCTCAGCAATTTCCAATTCTTCCTTCAAAAGATGGTGGATCATATTCCTATTTGCGTCGAGTTCGCATCTCTCTCTAAAAAGTTGATACTGGTATGGAAAGTGATTTTTATGTTGTAACTCATGCAGGGCGACTTGTTTTTGCTCTTGCTCAGACAAATTCACATCAACCCCTAAGACCTTGGTTATTGGATTGTAAAATCCTGAACTATGCCATTTGCTGGCATCGAACAGGCACAATTCCACTCCAAACTCTTTACAGAGCTGGTCAAGTTTCATAGGCAATTAGTCCTTTTGTTTATTTTTAAAATGTGCAGACAAGACTGCTGTGATAAAGTCTATATCATCTTCATCAAGTGGTCTTCCGTCAAAGAGCATGGAATGGGCAGCCGCTTCCCTCAGATCCACAACTTGTCCATCTATGATTGCAGTTTCATCGCTAGCAATCCGTGGATTATCCGTCCGTCCGAGCAGGTAGTCTGTCGATACGTTGAAGTAGTCGGCGATTTTTTGTAAGTTCTCGACCTTTGGATTTCCTTTTTTCATACTATAAATATAGTTTTGACTGAAACCTAGCTTTTCTTCTAGTTGATTAAGTGAAATCCCTTGTTTTCGGCAAAGTTCCTTTATTTTTTCGAATGTTGAAAACATTGATTTATCAACCTTTCTAAAGATTGACAAAAAATATTTAGATTTAATTCTAAAAAACTCTTGACAAATTTTAGAATTAGGTCTAAAATAGTTTTTGTAAAGTTAAGAAGTTAGTAAAAACGCAAGTAAAGACTAATTCAAAAAATAAAAGCATTGGCGTGCGACATTCATTGATTGAACTAGGTTTTATCAAGTGTTTTCTTTATGGTTTAATTTTAGAACTAATTCTAATTTTTGTCAAGAGATTTACTAACTTTTTAACTATTTTATAGAAAGGAGGTGAGGGGATGGACGAACAAGAAACAAAATTTCTTTGCAAGCTAAATGTAATGCTATTGGACATTGAACAGGCTTACGAAGCGGAAAAAGACCCTCTAACAAGGTGCGAACTTGCTAAAGGGTATCTAGAAATTGGAAAGTATTTGAAAAGTATGGGTTTCATTACGCCTACCAATTTTTCAAAAAGTTCCTAGCGGACTCTGCTTTCTGTTTATTTTCAGATCAATAATTGGTTGATTGTGTTTTTTGGCAGTTTGATAAGCTTCTTTGAATAATTCAAGTTTTTCAACCACTGTCAACGCTGAATCAGAAGACTGGACAACAGCCAGAGCGAATGTTTCTGGATTGATAATCATAGACTTACCTCCTCTCCGTCTTAATAGCTTAATTATAGCACTGAGTGGAAAAAGGAACAAGAATAGAAAGGAAGTAGAGAACAAGATGAGTGAAAATAAAAAAACACTACCAATCAAATCTTTAGAGATTAGGATTGACAGTGATTCAAGTGTCCCCCATATCGTTCTAAATGGTATTGACTTTCAAGCTGAAAAGATTGGCTTAAAAGCTTTGGAAATAGTTTGGGGAAGCAAAGAAGATGAAGTTCCTGAGACGCTTATTCAAGTTGACTATATTCAACTTAATAATAAGGGAGTTTTCCAAGAAATGTCGATTGCACAATCATTCTCAGGAAGTTTACTTAGTAAATAAGTCTGGATATCAAAAAGAAAGGGAAAATATGAGCCAACAACATCAAAAATGGATTGATTTGGTTAAAAAGCGACTGCATGAACGTGGTTGGTCGCAGTCGGATTTTGCGATTGTTCTTGGTGTTTCACCAGCCATGGTCACTCGTTTGCTGAAAGAGGGGCATGGTAGCGATAATCTCAAACTAAAAGTAAACAAAAAACTCAGAATTTCTGAGAGCTGGGTAAGTTTTGAAGAATATGAGTGAGAAGCTAATCGCCAACTGGCAAAAGAAAAACTACCAGCTTAGTCAACTGATCATTGATAGCCTTGAGGGGTTAGATGTTTGGGAGACTGTGGTGGCACTGGGAGAGATAAGGAGGGGAATGGTGTGAACATAGATTTTTTATTAGGAGCGTTAACAGCTTTCGTCTTGGTCGTTGTCATTATGAGTATTGTTTTGGCTATTACGGATTTTGAACTTAACAAGAGGGAGAAATACAACAACGAAAGCCATCCAAGTAGTGAGAGCTGATAGCTGTAGCTCAGTTAAGACTAGGGTGGAAACCAACACTCCAATTAAAGCAATAGAGAATGAAGATAGCCAATCACTAATAGTTTCATACGATCGTTGAGGAATTAAGTCACGTTTAGTCCCTATAAATAGCACATATTCAATCGATTTATAAGTTACTAAGATTAGTACAGCTATTACCAAAGCAGATACTAATTTTGTTGATGTAATGGAATTAAGAATTATTTCAAGTGTCGATTCGGAAATATCTATTATTTTTTTCTCAATAGCTAATTTAAATAGCACTAATACTATTGTGATTGGGATGAAACCAAATATGAGAATGTCTTTAAGATAAAGGAATTTGGATTTTTTCAATTTCGTTACCTCCGTTTATATTATTTTATCAAATTAGAAAGGAATTTTATGAACGAAATTTTTGTTTTCCACGGGCAGGAAGTCCGTACTGTAACCATTAACAACGAGCCTTGGTTTGTTGGGAAGGATGTGGCTGATATTTTAGGCTATTCAAAATCACGAAATGCGATTGCACTTCATGTTGATGAGGATGACGCCCTAAAACAGGGCATCACAGACAATTTAGGTCGCATGCAAGAAACTATTATCATCAATGAATCTGGTCTCTATTCACTAATTTTATCCAGTAAGTTGCCACAGGCCAAAGAATTTAAACGTTGGGTCACTGGTGAGGTATTGCCACAGATTCGTCAGCAGGGTGCTTATGTGCCAGAGAATTTATCTGATGAGGCTTTCATCGCTCTCTTTACTGGGCAGAAGAAACTGAAAGAGCAGCAGTTAGCATTGGCTCAAGATGTTGATTACCTCAAAAACGAGCAACCTATTCATCCGAGCTTTGCTCAAGCCTTGCTGAAGAAGAGAAAAGCCCGTGTCGTCGCTTGTCTAGGTGGAATGGACAGTCCAGCCTATGCTGATAAAGTCTTCGCACAGTCTGTCTTTAGACAAGCTGAGGTTGATTTTAAAGACCATTTCAATATCAATCGCTATGACATGTTGCCAAAGAAATTTGCTGAAGCAGCATTATCTTACTGGATGACATGGGAACCAAGCACAAATACCAAAATGAAAATTTTGGAGATGAATGCTTATGAATTGTAAAACGCAAAAAAAGCCTGACGGCAATCAGGCTCAAATATAAACATACAAGAGGATTATATCATGAATGATCTAATGATTCAAATGTTGGACCAGTTTGAAGCTGGGCTAATGGATAGAGCGTTAAAGGTCATGCACGTTGTCATGGACGAAAAACGACGATATCCAATGGAACTCAACAAATCTCAATGTGCGGAAATGTTACTTGGAACAAAGGATACAGGGAGTTTTGATGCACGATTTAATTGCCACAAAGATTTCCCACGTATTCCGAACGCTCGCGAGAAGTACCCTCGTGATGCCGTCATCGAATGGTACCACAATAATTGGCAGAGGACAGCGATATGACAGAAGAATTGATGTTGACAGCTGAGCAAGGTTTGGCATTTATTGCTATTTTGACCCCAATCTTAATCTGGCTGATCCGTAAGCCTGTTGAGATTGAAATAGAGGTCAAAGAGCCTATTGTGGAAGAAAAGCAACCAGAGCGGAATTTGAGATACTTGCAGATTCGAACCTACTATGGAGGATGATATGAAATTTTTGGAATTATTAAAGAAGTTTATGAGCGTTGATGGCGATGACTATATCCCACAAAGCCAACATGAGCTTGAGCGTGAATTGGCCAACGCTAGGCACACAGCCAAGGAATACAAGAAACTGGCTTTGCTGAAAAATCAAGAATGCGTCGGCCAGGCAAGACTTATTGACCAATTAAACAGACGGATTGATTACTTAGAAAGTGTCAACAAGTGCCTGGCTGAACTATTGGCAGATAGAGAGGTCTGATATGGTTTGGATTGTAGCAAAGAAAAATAAAAAAGGCCGTGGTCGGAAGTACCACTACAAGAGATCTTTTGATACCTGGCAAGAAGCCAGAGTTTATCAACAAGACCTTTGGAATAAGGGGATAGTAGCTGAAATGTGGGAGGAAAAAGATGAATAAGCAATCAACGGTCAATTACCTACTCACAGGGCTCATTATTTTGTTGATTCTGGTCTCTGTCGGTTTAATCTATCGGACCGAACAACTGCAAGAGCAGGTATCCAACTTGCAAGGGCAGGTCAATACATATCGGGTATTGATATTCAATTTGTACGGAAAGAATGGTGGATAAGATGGCAAATTTGAAGCAACAGGCATTGGATAAAATGCTAAAGGAAATGGAACAAGAACACAGTCCATCTGAGGACCGTATCCATAACTGGCTCTGCGAGCAAGAGGATGATGAGCTCTTCCAGGGCATTTTGAAAGAAGGGTACACTATCAAGGCTGCCTTGAAGTATGTCAGCAACAAGGCCAGGGAGTTTGCCCAGAATGGCATGGCTTGTATTCTTGATGAGACAGTCTTTGAATGGGTTAGAGAGTATTTCCTTTCCAATAGCAAGTTGGAGAATATTAGACAAGTACCAGTTGAGCCAGTTTCCAAGAAAAAAACTAAGCCGGCTAAATCAGCTACGGCCAAAGTCCGTCAGGGTATCTGGCCAGATGAAGATACCAAGCCAGATAAACCCAAAAAATCCACGAAAGGTGTAGTCGAAAATCAAATGAGCATTTTTGACTTTTTGGATGAAGTATGAAACCAGAGCAATGTAAACGTGAAGCAGAGCGAAGATTAAAACCGCCCAAAGCTTTTTGGGACTGGTGCTACTCGCAGATAACGACTTACAGGTGGAGTAATAGGACAGAGATAATTGTAGCCAGCGACATGAAGCTGGGTTTCTGTGTCGAAAAAAGGTTGACCAAGGCCTCAAAATTGACTTTCTTTGACAAGTCCTATTTCTTCTCAATCATTCTATCTACGGCCAAACGGATTGAAATTCAGTCATATATGTTTTCTTCCAGTTTTGACAACGGTAAGCAAGTAATCAATTTTGAGATGACAAACCTGGAGCGGTTCGAGGGCGGAAAGCATATCAAGATTGGACAAGATTGGGATGGTCGATATTTTCCATTCCTGATTGAGAATTTTTATGGTGGCGGTCCATATTCTGGTAATAAGTTTTATCCGAACAATTGGAACAAGCAGTTGCAGACGGTCTCTGAATTAAAGTACATCAAGTTTGATAAGATTGGCTACCATCAAATTGAACGGCTGTACAAATATCGATATGAGATTGAATTTGCTCAGAAAATCGGAGCGAATCGTCTGGCCGACGAGATAATGTTCCCGTATGCTTTTACGAGATTGGGTTTCAAAAAAACAGTTGATATGCGTACTCTTAATCGTCGCTGGCTACAGAAAAACAAGCAATTTTTCAAAAATTCGGACCGTAGTTTCAGCGAATTCGAACTGGCTCGTAGAATCGGCCAACGAAATGGGAAGCTGGTTCCAGGTATTGAAAATCACTTGGATTATCAGGATATCAAGCACATTCCGGTAGGTGTCGGGATCAATAAATTTCAAAATTGGGTTATAAAAAATCGGATAGATTTTCGTGAGTATAAAGACTATCTGAATATGCTTACTGAAATGGGCATAGACCCAGAAGGTGACGCGATGATTGTACCCAAGGATTTTGTTGCCATGCACCGGCACACCGTTGAGCTCTATAATCAATTCCGAGAAGAACAGCGTAGACTTCAACAAGCAGAACAGAACCGTGCTCAGAGAGAACGTGAGAAACAGCTTGAAGCTGAATTCAAGCGTCGAGATGCTTTCGATATGACACTGGCAGGGTACACTTTCCATGTTCCGTCGCGAGTTGCTGAATTGATTTACGAGGGTAAGAAACTACATCATTGCGTCAGCTCGTACACTGAAAAACATCTCAAAGGGAAGACCATGATTGTCTTTGTCCGGCTGGCTAGCAAGCCCAACACTCCTCTCTACACGCTGGAGGTCAATCTAGGGCGGATTGTCCAGTTTAGAGGTAAGTACAATAGGGATGTTCCTGAAGAAGTTTGGAACGTCGCTAAGGATTGGCTAGTATCAACAAATCAAGTAAATGTGGCATAGGAGGTATAAATGGCAAAGAAACAGAAAAAGAAAATCTTTTTTTGGCTAAAGCTAGACCAGAATTTTTTTAAGAATTTGGCTATCAAACAGGCTCTACGAATGCCTGGTGGAAAGGACATGATTATTGTATATCAGATGCTCATGTTGGAATCTTTATCTACGGACGGCGTCATCTACTACGAAGGAACATTGCCAACGCTTGAAAAAGAACTAGCCGTCCGCCTAGATGTCAAGGAAGAAGAGATCCAGATGACCATGGCATACTTTAAGAATGTTGGACTTGTGCAAGTTGATGACGATAACAATGCTGAAATGCTACAAGTGCCCGCTCTAATGGAACAGGAAACCGATTGGGCGAGATATAAACGTGAGCAGAGAAGAGCATTAAAATTGGACAATGTCCAACTGGTGTCCAACAACAGTCCAATAGAGTTAGAGAAAGAGTTAGAGCAAGAGATAGATATAGAGCAAGAGATAAAGTCAGAAGTAGATATTGTTAAATCTGCTACTGAATTAAATATTTACGAATATTATCAACAAAGAATTGGTTCCTTGGACGGCTATCAGTATGAGAAACTGAAAGATTACTTAGATATTGATAGGCTTGAACCTGAACTTGTCAAGAGAGCTATTGATAGAGCAGCAGACAATGCTAAGCGTAATTTTGGCTACGTCAATTCTATTTTGAAGAACTGGACCAAGAATGATATTAAGACCATTGTCCAACAGGACGAGGAGCAACGAAACTTTGTCGATAGGAAAAGCAACTCTTTTCAAAATGGAAATACTTCCCAGCCAAGAAAAACTAACATTCCTGACTGGGCCTTGGAAGAAATTGAGCAAGACAAATCAGAAGAAGCCATGCAACGGATGCAGGCTTTGAAGGCTAGAATGTTAGCCAACGAAAAAGATGAACCTGTGCCAGAATGGGCTGAAAAAGTTTTAGCAAGCCAACAAACTGCCGAGGGGCAGGCTAAGTTGGCAGAGATTTACGCTGAGTTGGAGGCTATGGAAAATGGTGAAACTTAAACATGGTTCAAAGAAGGCTAGACCTTTCATTCGAGAGGTACGGGTCAGCTGTACGGGAATTGATATTTTCTATGGCAATGAGCGACAGGCTATGCGGTTTGCTAGTCGTGCAGCTGCTATCCATGTTTCAAGAGCCTTGAAAGATTATGGCAATTTTTATTTGATTGAGGAGGAATGATGGACGGTGTTGATAGACTTTTCGCGATGCAGAGCTGGTCCGTAGCCAACGACTGCATTATTCGGATGTCGGACAAAGTCCGACTGATGAAGTTACCTGACAATGAATTTCGTCAGGAATTAGATCGGATGACAAAGTATTGTCAGGACAATAAATACAAAGGAGTTACAAATGGCATATAAGGGAATCAAGCTTATCCCAAATAGTCTACAAATTGAAATCAACTTGGCAAGTCTACTGAGCGAACATCAATTTTTGCAGGAAGAAAAATTAAGAACCTATGCGGAAATTGAAGAATTAGAAACCAAGATTGAGCAGCTTGAATCTGATAAGGAGCGACTGCGTGAGATAGCTGTCGGATTAGCGGACAAACTCTGGGAACTAGAGTGGGACATGACTAGAAGCTCTGCTATGTCCCAGAAAGCAAATCGTAGAAAGTGGGGTACAAAATGAATCTAAATTATCGGGACTTGCATATCGTAAAACACGCAATCCAGACACACATGGCTAGGGCCAATCCTAGAGATGGAGACCTGGAACAAGAGGGGCGGCTACTTGGTCGCGTAACAGCAGAGATTGAAGCACTGAAAGAAAAATTCAACGGCAATGGCTGTGGTTGCAGCTAGGAGGAAGACATGGCAAAAAATATTATCGGACTAGATTTATCTAGCATTGCAGACGGCGGTCTGCAGGAAAAGCTCAACAACGAATTGGCACGGGTCATCGAGAACATCTTGGACCCCAATACTGATCCGACGGTCAAGCGGGAAGTGTCTATCAAGCTGGTCTTGAAACCGAATGACCAGCGGAACTCCGTTGACACTATCATGGAAGTCAAATCTAAATTGGCTCCGCAAGTCAAGCTATCGACGACTATCTTAGTCGGTCAAAATTACGAGACAGGCGAAATCCATGCGAACGAATTGCTGAGTGCAATGCCTGGTCAAACTTTTTTTGATAATGACGCAGTATTGCGGACTGATACAGGCCAACCTATCGACGAAATAGAAAAAGAAGACAATCCAGCAATCATTGATTTTAAAAAGAAAGTAGGAAACTAATATGTCAGAAATTACAAGAGATGCACTTGAGTACGCAGTTGAGCTACACGAAATGGCTCGTGAAACTATCACCAGCGAAAGCGGAAAAGAATATTATGATGCCAATACCCACAGCTATCGTGAACTAGAGCCCAAACGCTATCCAGCAGCCCTCAATCTTCGTACCCTCGCAAGTCTAGTAGATTATCTCAAGTCTGGCTTGGACGAACTGAAGAAACAGCAATTGATTGTGCTGGTGGAAGATCCAACAACCGTTTGTGTCTATTCTGAAAATGACGAATTAGAGAATCGGACCAAGCTAGTCGAAATTGTGGCCACGCTACCACATATCACGCTTGAGCAATTTATGCCGCAAGAAGCCTTTATCATTCAGGCACAGGCTGGTTTTGTCGCAAATGAAGACAGAGCCGCCATGATTAACTTTGCAAGTCACTTGGAAATCAAAGAAGCGTCTGAAGTTGTTGACAATGGCGTGTCCCAGGTTGCTACGGTCAAAAATGGTGTCGCATCACTAGCCAAAGGCATAGTGCCAAATCCAATCCAACTTGCTCCCTACCGAACATTTACCGAAGTTGTTCAACCCGAAAGCCAGTTTGTATTCCGCATCAATGGTCGGGCCCAGTTGGCACTCTTTGAAGCTGACGGAGGGGCATGGACCTTGGAAGCTGTCAACAATGTAGCTGCATACCTCAAAGAAAAGCTTTCAGAGCAGGAGCATTTGACTATTTTGGCGTAGGGAGGTGGATAGATCATGAAAAACAAAATTAGACTAGTTTTAGCAACTATTGGACTTATCGGAGTGTTGGCAGGTTGTGAAAGACAAGCCGATGTGGTCCGACACAATTTGTCGGAAGAGGCAGACAATTTCAACGTGGTCCGAAAGGTTACAGTATTGAACGCAATCACAAATGATGTGATGTTCGAGATGAGCGGTCGGATGTCGATTGTAGCAGATACGACAGATAATCAACTGGAAATTCTGGTCGAAACTGCTGATGAGGAATATCAGAAGCATATCATTGGATTGTCTGATAATGTATCCTATGTGGTCCAGGATGTGAAGACAAAGGATGTGTCGAATTACGACTACACTATCAACTTCAATCCGAAGATGTGGTTGCCGCTGGAAGTCAAGACAGTAGATTAGGAGAAAATAGATGAACGGTTATGAATTTATGGCACGACATCCGTCTCTGACAGCATTTATTGTGTGGGTAGCCTGTACCTATTTCGCAGAGTGCATCAAGTATCTATCGGGTTACAAGGAGGGGCGAGATGAACAAGAGGATAAGGAAAAAGAAGGCAAAACAAGCTGAACTAAAAAAACAACAGGAGATTGCAGAACTGTTGGAACAGCTAGGTCAGAATCCAGCAGAAATCAATAAAGCACTGCACCAAATAGGTGTGGCCTTTAGCGAGGTATTTAATGCAATCTCTTGGAAGGCATCGCAAAATTTTAAAGATTGGAGTAAGCAATTTGACACGACTTGACAAAAGAGAGCTATCGCGACTCGACTCAGAACTCAACAAGTATCGGTCTATTGACCGCTCAATCAGGAATAGGCAACTTGAACTATCTGCTAGAAATAGCGATGATGAAATGGGTATTCGTTCAGGCGGGGTAAGTAAACCAACTGAAGCTATCGTCATCAAGTGGGACAGCGACCCAACGATTAGACATCTCGAAGCATTTAAGACCTTGGTTGAGAAGTTACTTGACTTGTTGACCGATGAAGATCGAGAGCTGTTTCATCTACGCTGGCAGTATCCATGTCTAAAATGGGAAGAAATCGCAGACAAGAAATTCATGAGTTTAGCCACAATCTACAGGAGACGAGCGATTATTCTTGAGCAGTACGCAGAGCTAAAAGGTCACTTGTAAAATGAGAAAAAAGGGTACTGTTTTTCTCACAAAAATGGTGTTAATATGATAATGTCGGAACGAGAAGAAGGATAGATACCCGCAAGAGCCTTTTATTTTTCAGAGGAACACCTTTCAAGAAAAACCAGAACTCGCCCGACAAACAGTAGGTCAGTTGCAGAAATGCACTGGCCTTTTTACTTGAGTTAAGAAAGGAGGGGAATCAAATGAACTACGTTGAGCCCATTCGAAGCACTGAGGACATTGATATGATGTGCGACTATCTACGTGAATGGAATGAACGCAACTATATCATGTTCTTGATAGGAATCAATACGAGCTTGAGGATATCTGACATCGTTATTTTGAAAGTCTCAAACATCCGTGGTCATTACATAATTGTGATCGAGAAGAAGACCAAAAAGCGAAAACGAATCAAGATGAACTCTCTTTTGAAGAGGGAGATAGAAAGGTACATCAAAGGTAAGAAAGTAGGAGATTACCTTTTCCAAAGTCGAAAAGGAAAAAACAGACCAATTACCAGACAGGCTGCTTACTGCATCATCAAGATTGCCGCTCTCGACTGCGGTATCGAAAATGTCGGGACTCACACAATGAGGAAGACCTTTGGCTATCACTACTACAAGAAGCATAAGGACATCGCAATGCTTATGGACCTATTCAACCATTCCAGCCCAGCAATTACAAAAAGATATATCGGTATCAACCAAGACCAACAGGACCGAGCATTTGCTAGTTTCAAACTTGGCAAGTAGCGAATGTTACACAATGAGAATTGTTAAATTCGAAAAAACAAGTGTTTGGAAAACCAATAATATCAAGCAGTTTGAAAAAAAGAGAAATTTGACACAATATGTGTTGAAGATAATTCAAAGAGAAATTGGTATAGTTTTTTGCACCTAAAATTCTGTTGTCAAGGGTTGTTTAAAAAATGAGAAAAAAGGGTACTATTTTTCTCACGATTTTAGTGTTATATTTGTATCATGAATTTTTATAAACAAGTAGGGCAGCTGGGCAGGTTGTCCTTTTCTGTTGTGGAAAGGAGTAATCATGAAACCAAAACGATATCCATATTCTGGAAAACCAAAGAAAAAGGAAGTCATCCAATTCTTTTCTGAAAACCAACTCATCGCAACAAAGATATTTGAAAGATGCGACAGACAAACACCAGAGATAACTAAGCGATATATAGGGAGTGCAACTGTATGACATTCAAACCTGTCCGAAAGACATTGAAGTCTAGTCGCTGGGATAAGTTCCGTAGTCGAACTCTGAAACGTGACAAGTATCTCTGTCAAGAATCTCTGAGGTATGGAATTGAAGTACAAGCTGAAATGGTCCACCACATTTACCCAGTTTCAGAGTATCCAGAATTGGAGTTTATGTCGTGGAACGTGATTAGCTTGACCAACAAAATCCACGGAACATTCCATGACAGGAAGAATGACAAAGTCATAGGGCAAGGTCTTTACTGGCAACGGAAAAGAAAAAAAGAGTTTGAACAATTCTTCGAATCTAGGAAAGCCCCCCCTCATAACAAAAATTCTCAAAGCCATTAGAGGACCGGGAAGGAGAAGTTTTTCCCTCCCTTCAACATTTTGAGAATTTTGTGCAACGATTTCTAACACAAAATTGGGAAGGAGGTGAGAAATTGGCTAGACCAATTACCCAGAACACTTTTAAGAACAGGACTGTGAAGTCAATGAAAGAAATGAGGACCTATTCTAAGCACTACGACGACCTCATAGAAATCTATTCAGGCTTACTATATGACTACCACATAGCACGGGAAGAGTTTATTGCCAACGGGTCACAAGTGACAGAAGAGCATGAGACATCTCGTGGTACGATCGTGGAACGAAAAACTCCGCTAGTTCAAACCATGGAGAATCTTCGCAAGGATATCCTGACATACTCAGACCGACTGCAGCTGAATCCAAAAGCTGCTAATGTGGAAGTGATAAAACCAGATAAGGAAGCTGGTGGACTGGAAGGGTTGATTGCCAACTTAACATGACAAGAGCTCAAAAAATTCTCACTGACTTCCAAATCGCAAAGCAATATGCAGAAGATGTTGTTGCTGGCACAATTATTGCAGGGAAGCGACGGGCAAAGGCCTGTGCCAGATTTCTAAAAGACCTTGCCAGTGGAAAGTTTGATTTTCGTTCAGAACAATTTGAATTTGTAATAAAGTTCATTGAGGGGCTGGTTGTTCACAGGAAAGGCGAATCGCTAGAAGGGAAACCGCTGACCAATGTTCCATTCATTTTGCAAGACTGGCAAAAATTCTGTATTGTCAATTTATTTGGATTTTTCAAAAAGGGGACCTCCATCCGAAGATTTACAGAGGCCCTTTTTATGTTACCTCGTAAAAACGGAAAGACTCCCTTTGCTTCCGCAATCTGCTTGGCCATGTCTGTTCTGGAAAATAAGAGCGGGACCAATGCTTATATCCTGGCAAACTCATTAAAACAGACCCGTGAAAGTTTCGATTTCATTTCTCACACGGTTAAATACTGGAAGGACAAGTCAATAAGAATCAAGGATAACAATAATGAGCACAGCATCCGAAAAGAATTTTCCAATGGCTCATTCATCATCAATGCACTGGCTTCAGAAGAGGACAACCTAGACTCATTCAACGGTAACATCATCATCTTGGACGAAATCCATGGGATGAAGTCATCTAAGAAGTACACGCTGATGAAAAATGCCCAACGGGCTTTTCGGAATAAATTGCTTATGGCGATTACGACGGCAGGGGACAAACCAAATGGTTTCTTAGCCCAGCGGTTGAAGTATTGCGACAAGGTCCTAGATGATTTGATTGAAGATGATAGCTTCTTCATTTTTATCTGTGATGCCGATGCCGATGCGGACGGAAAGATTATAGACTTCACGGACCCAATCCACATTCAACGAGCCAATCCATCGTTAGGAGTTACCGTAGAGTTGAGCGAGTTGTTGCATGATGCAGAGGTTGCTTATGCCGACCCACAGACCAGGAATGAATTTTTCAATAAGACTTTGAATATTTTCACGAACTCGATGACTGCTTACTTCGACCTCCAAACCTTCATTAATTCGGATGATAAGTACGATTGGAGCTTAGAAGAGTTGGCTCGGTTGCCTATCAAGTGGTTTGGCGGTGCCGACTTATCGAAGCTTCATGACTTAACAGCAGCTGCTCTATATGGGCAGTATGAAGGTATAGATATTGTTATCACTCATGCCTTCTTTCCGCGTATGGCCGCCCATGAGAAAGCTAATGATGACGGCATCCCATTATTTGGTTGGGAACAGGACGGCAATTTGACTATGAGTAACACACCAACCGTTTCCTATGATGACGTCATCAATTGGTTTAAGTCTATGAGGGACAAGGGTTTCAAAATCCAGAAAATTGGCTTTGATAAGAAGTTTGGTCGTGATTTTTTCACTGGGATGAAACGGTCAGGTTTTACGATTGTCGATGCACCGCAGTATTACTGGAAGAAGTCAGAGGGCTTCCGTCGTATAGAAGTTAAGGCCTACAACGGTCAGCTTTATTATTGCCACAGCACCGCATTCGAATACTGCGTGTCGAATGTTCGAGGAATTGAAAAAGTAGACGATATGATTCAATACGAAAAAGTAGAAAAGACATCACGCATTGACCTTTTTGACGCAGCAGTCTTTGCAGCATGCCAAATGCTAGAGGACACCGAGAAAGGTGGATATGTAAGTGATTGGTTGAAAGGAGCGAAAAATTGAGTAAACGCAAACCAAAAAATTCAAACAAGATACGGTCCGAGCCGTCTTCTAGCTTTCAGATGTTTGTCAACGAGGACTACTTCAGAACAATGGTCACCAATGGATATACCAGATTGTCTGATTGCCCAGAGGTGCACATCGCAGTCCACAAGATTGCAAGCCTGGTTTCGTCAATGACTATTCACCTCATGGAAAATAGAGAGAATGGCGACGTCCGAATCAAAAACGAACTGTCCAGAAAGATTGATATCAATCCTTACAAGTGGATGAGTCGGAAGAAATGGATATACAACATTGTCCGCACAATGATTTTGGAGGGAGACGGCAATAGCATCATCTACCCAATCGTTGACAAAGAGGGACTAATTCAAGATTTGAAACCTTTGCCACCGTCTAAAGTATCCTTCCAAGGGGACGCATTTGACTATCAAGTAGTCTATGACTATGATACGGTCTTCTCGCCTGACGAAGTATTACACTTCTCAATCAATTCTGATCCTGAGAAACCGTGGAAGGGGCAGGGGTATCGTGTCGTGCTTTCTGACTTGCTTAGAAATTTAAAGCAAGCCTCGGCCACTAAAAACGAGTTTATGTCCGGAAAGTATATGCCGTCTTTGATTATCAAAACAGATGCCAATACTGCAGCACTGTCATCGCAGGAAGGTCGTGACGAAGTATTTGATATGTACCTCAAGCAGTCATCAGCTGGGAAACCTTGGATCATACCAGCAGATATGATGGATGTCCAACAGATTAAGCCTTTAAGTCTGAATGATATAGCCATCAAGGACTCGGTAGAAGTCGATAAGACTACGCTAGCAGGTATTTTGAGAGTACCTGCCTTCTTCCTTGGCGTAGGAAAATTCAACAAGGAAGAATATGACAATTTTGTCACTAATACAATAAAGGAATTTGCAGACATCATTCAACACGAGATGACTAGCAAACTCCTTTATTCCCCAAATCATTACTGGCTGTTCAATTATCGTAGTTTATTGAATTACAGCATGAAAGAGCTGGCTGAAGTCGGTCAAAACCTCTACATCAGAGGTCTTGTGACTGGGAATGAAGTTAGAAACTGGCTGAATATGCCACCAGAAGAAGGTTTGGACCAGCTAGTTATTCTTGAGAATTTCATACCTGCTGATAAAATTGGGGACCAGAAAAAACTAGAGAAAGGAGAAGACAGTGGAGAGAACAGCTTATCTGACTCGTAGCTTCAAATCTAACCTTGCTGTCCGTGAACAACAGGAAGGCCAACAAGAGAAAGTTATCGAAGGCTATTTTGCAGTCTATGGCTCTGAAACAGAGTTGTGGCCTGGTGCTTTTGAAGAAATAAAAATCGGTGCATTTGATGATACCCTTGACAATGACATCCGTGCCCTTATCAATCACAACACAGAGTTGGTCCTTGGTCGTAATAAGGCTGGGACATTGACTTTGAAAGTTGATGACAAAGGTCTATGGGCCCGTGTTGTCATTAACGAACAAGATACTGATGCACTCAATCTATACGCCCGTGTCCAACGTGGCGATGTGGACCAATGTTCATTCGGCTTTAACATCGTTGAGGAATCGACTGAATTTCGTGAAGATGGAACCGTAAAATGGACCATTGAAAAGATTGATTTGCATGAAGTGTCCATCGTAACCTTCCCTGCCTATGAGGCAACGGGTGTGCAGGCTCGGAAACGAGACTTTGAAGATCTACAAGAACGGACCTTAGTGTCCCGTAAACAAAAACTAAAGGAGAAACTAAACTATGCTAAAACAACTCATGCTCCGTCGCAAAATTAAGGTCTTGAATGATAACTTGACTGAATTGAACGACGGCAAGAACTTTGATGAACGTAGTGCTCAATTGGAGGCAGCTATTGAAGAAGCACGGTCTGATGAAGAAATCAAGGCTGTCGAAGAAGAAATCGACACTTTGGCACAAGAACAAGCTGAACATCAAGAAAAAGTAGATGCTATCCAAGCTGAAATTGATGAACTCGAAGCAGAACTGGCTGAATTGGAAGACAAGGAGCCTAAAGAGGAACCCCAAACAGAACCAGCTGCTGAACCTGAACAACGCAACAAACAAAAAGGAGAACTTGCAACTATGACTCGTAACAAATATTTTGGCGGATTGACTCGTGGTGCCATGACTGAATTGGTTGAACGCAGCGAAGTCAAGACATTTTTGGAAAATACTCGCAGCCTCATTCAAGAAAAACGTGCTGTCAATGGCTCAGAATTGACCATCCCAGAAGTATTCTTGGAATTGCTCCGCAACAACATGGACCAATATTCCAAATTGATCACTAAAGTTTGGCTTAAACCTGTCAAGGGTGAAGCTCGTCAGAATATCGCTGGGACTATTCCAGAAGCAATTTGGACAGAAATGATTGGGAAAATCAATGAAGTTGATTTCAAATTCAATCAAGTCGAAGTGGACGGATACAAGGTCAGTGGCTTCACATCTGTACCAAATTCAATTTTGAAAGACTCTGACCTCAACCTAGCCAATGAAATCCTCTTTGGTCTTGCTCAGGCTATCGGTCTTGCTCTTGATAAAGCTATCCTTTATGGAAAAGGTACTAAGATGCCTGTTGGTATTGTGACACGCTTGGCAGAAACTCAAAAACCTACATATTGGAGTCAAAACGAACGTGACTGGACTGACTTGCATGAAACTCACTTGTCGGTAGTTCCAGCAGGCATCACAGATCCTATCAAGTTCTACCAAGAACTAGCCACAAAACTTAATGTCATCGAAGCTGACTATTCAGACGGCAATGTCTTCTGGGCTATGTCTCGTAAAACGCACCAAGCTTTGAAAATTAAGTTGATGAGCTTCAACTCAGCAGCAGCAATCGCTTCAGGTCTTGATAATACATTGCCAGTTATTGGCGGTGATGTCACAGAGCTTAACTTCATCCCAGACGGACACATTATTGGTGGATTTGGGTCACTTTACATTTTGGCAGAACGCGAAGGTGCTACCATGGCTCAATCTGAACATGCTCAATTCATTGAAGACAATACTGTATTCAAAGGAGTTGCACGCTATGACGGTCGTCCAATCTTTGGAGAGGGCTTTGCTGCAGTAAACGCTTCTGGAAAAGACGGAGCTGTTGCACCTAAACCAACAGATGTGACCTTTGCAGCCGACAAAGCCAACGCTCCAGGTTAGGAGGTAAACCATGAAACCAACTGAAGTAAGAGTAAGAGCACTCGTTACTTTCTCCGACAGCCAATCAATGATTGGCCTTCGGAGGATTGACGAGGAGTTTGTAACGACTAAAGAGCGAGCAGATTATCTTAATGGATTGAATGAAACTCCACTAGTAGTTGTCTTAGACGAAATCAAGATACTGCACTCTGAATCTGTGTCCGAATCAGTAAGCGAAAGCGTTTCTGAATCAGTATCCGAATCAGAAAGTGAAAGCGTTTCTGAATCTGTGTCCGAGTCAGTAAGCGAAAGTGTTTCTGAATCAGTATCCGAGCTAGCAAGTGAGCTGGCATCGGAAGTCGTTACAACTCGCAAGCCTCGTAGAAAAACATCTAAAGAAAGCGAGTAAGCCATGGAACATTCAAATGTCTTGAAACTGGTCAAGATGAAAGAAGGTATCAAATCTGACAAACGAGACAAGTATCTAACAGAGCTTATCAAAAGCTCTGTTGATGAGTTAGAGCAAGTCAAGGGCATTGCCATTGACCTGAATCTACCTCACCATGTTACCTTCGTTGCCGATTGGACCTACTATCAGTATATCAACAAAGACCAGCCAACCATGCCACGCTATCTACAGCAGAAACTGCACGACTATCAAATCACATATAGGAAGCAGGCAGAGTCATGAGATGGAATGAAGATTGCACCCTAATTTCGCTTTCTGAAGAGCCGACATTGGATGAGTTGTTACAGCCAACCTACGAAGAAGTAGGTATTGAGGTATCATGCAATAAGCGGTCTCTCACACGGTCAGAGTATTATTTTGCATCACAAGCCAACATGAATCCTTCCATGGTACTTGAGGTCCACGATTTTGAGTATGACAATCAGGTGTATGTGGATTTTGAAGGAGTGAGATACGAGGTCATCAAGACATTTGAAAATGGTGATATCATCGAATTGACTTGCGAGGTAGTAAAAAATGGCACTGGATCTAACTAGCGAAATCATGTCTGCACTAGAAGAGTGGTCGGAAGAGGTTGAACAAGAAGTTGATGAAGCTGCTAGCGATGTTGTTGATAAGGCTGTAGCCAAGTTAAGGGTCAGTAGCCCAAAGATGACAGGAAATTACAGAAAGAAATGGGCCAAGAAACGATTGAAGAATGGAACTTATGTGGCACATGTAAGAGGGCCTGACTATCGCCTAACTCATCTACTCGAAAACGGGCACATTAATCTTGATGGTGGACGAACGAGCCCGCAGGTTCATATCGCACCAGTGGAAGAAGAAGCCATTGCCGAATTTGAAGAACGCATCAGGAGAATTGGCCAATGAAACTATCAGAATTTGCAGCTATCATAAAAGCATTGGGAATACCGTGCCGTTACCGTCAATTCAAAAAGGGAGAAAAAACAAAACCACCTTACGCAGTCTATTATCAGGACGGAGAGGATAATCTCAATGCTGATAATGAAGCGTACCATACTATCAAATCAGTTACGGTAGAACTGATTACAGATAAGAAAAATGAATCACTGGAAGATACGTTAAAGAGCCTGTTTAATAAAAACAAGCTCTTTTTTGAATTTTCCGATGAGATGTACATTGAGTCCGAAGGGCTCTATCAAGTCATCTATAATGTCAATCTAATTTAAGAAGGAGAAAAACATGACTAAAAAACCAGAAAACAAAATTGAATACGGTCTGGAGAAAGTCCACATTGCCAAAATCACCTCAGAGGATGCCATGGGCAATTTGACCTATGACACTCCACAAGCTCTACCTGGTGCCGTTGAGTTGACAATCGAGCCACAAGGAGAAACGATTGACTTCCAAGCAGATAACGTGACCTACCATGGTGGCTCAACCAACAAGGGATATACAGGCACATTGACGATTGCCCGCATGACTGATTATTTCCAAACGGAAATTTTAGGGGAGAAGTTAGCTTCAGATGGAACGCAATCTGAGTTTGCGGATGCAGAACAGGCAGCCTTTGCGATGATGTTCCAAATTGAAGGGGATAAGAATGCTACTCGTCACTTGCTTTACAAGTGCACCGTTAGTCGTCCTAAACAGGGCTCAAAAACTAAGTCAGGTGACCCAAATACCACAGAACTGTCATTTGCATCTGTTCCACGATCGTCTGACAAAGCTGTTAAAACAAAGACAACTGCAAACACTAAGAAAGAAGTTTACGACGGCTGGTTTTCAAATGTCTATAAACCTGCAGACGGCGTAACATTTGGAGCGACAGAAGGGGTGGGCAGCTAATGGAACGACTTTATCAAATTGGGAACCAAGAATTTCGGTTGGTGACTAATGGCTATACGCCAATTGCTTACAAAAATCAATTTGGTCGTGATTATTTCCAGGATATGATGAACATGTTCCAAGGCGACGCCCTATTGAAAATGGTAGCCTTATCACAGGAACAGAAAGAAGTAGATGTCAGTCAACTAGATATGTCCATGTTGAAAGACTTTGATATGACATTCTTTAACCGACTGTTTTGGACTTTTGTAAAGTCAGGTGACCCTACGGTCAAGCCTTACGACAATTTCTACATGGATTTGGAATACTTCCCTGTCCAAGATGTTGCTCCTATCCTAATGGAAATGTTGGAGGCAAACATGGCCACAAAAAAGCCTTCGATGACAGCGAATCTGCAAGCGATGAGCTTTTCACAGTAGAGTCCTATTTATCCTGCTGCAAAGAAGTCGGTCTATCGGTCGAGGAACTACAACATATCACGCTTGGCATGGCCCTTGACTACCAAACAGACTATATCAATCTTCGTGATCCAGATAAGCAAACGGAAGTTAAGACAAGAAGAGCTACACAGGCTGATATTGATAATTTCTAAAGTGCTTTGAGAGAAATTCTACGGCGTAATACCTTGCTATCTCAAGGAAAACGTTGCTAGAATCGCTCTCTCAGCACTTTTATTTTCAAAGAAAGGAGGCACCATGGCAGGAAAAATTAAGGGTATCAATATTGAAATCGGTGGCGATACTACTGGATTAGATAAGGCCTTAAAAAATGTAAATAAGTCTGCATCTGATGCCAGTAAGGAAATCAAAGAGATTGACAGAGCCTTGAAATTTGACCCAGGTAACGTTGTCTTGCTTGGGCAGAAGCAGGAACTCTTGGCCAAGCAGGTTTCCAACGCCAAAGAAAAGCTTGAAACATTGAAGACTGCTGAAGAGCAAGTCCAGAAGCAATTTGCAGAAGGCAAGATTGGTGAGGAGCAGTATCGAGCATTTCAACGCGAAGTTGAAGTTACCCAGAATGTGCTGAAAGGTTATGAGAACAAGCTAGAGAATGTCAATCAAGCATTGGCAGGGAATGCAGATGCAGTCCAAAACAATGCTCAGACTATGAAAGGCTTGCAGGAAGAGACGAACAATCTCTTGAAGGCTGATTTGCTGAATGACTTCTCTGGAATGATTGCCGATGCCTCTCAACAACTGATTGATTTTGGTCAAAACTCACTTGAAGCTTTTCGCACTGTTGACGAGGGAATGGACACCATTGTGACTAAGACGGGTGCTGGTGGACAATCTCTTGAGGAAATGCAGAACATCGCTTCAAATCTTGCAACGACAATTCCGACTGATTTCACAACGGCAGGAAGTGCAGTTGGCGAAGTAAATACCCAGTTCGGATTGATGGGAGATGCTTTGCAGACCACCGCAGCGGACATGATAAAGTTTGCTGAAATCAATGGTTCTGATGTTACAACAGCAACTCAAACCTCAAAACAAGCCTTGGAGGCTTATGGTCTTTCTGTCGATTGGCTTTCAGATGTTTTGGATAGCACGACTTACGTTGCCCAAAATACAGGTGTATCTGTCGATGATCTGATGAAAAAAGCAGTTGATGGTGCCCCTCAAATTAAGGCACTGGGATTATCATTTGACGAGGGTGTATCGCTTATCGGTAAGTTTGAAAAAGCTGGTGTGGATTCATCTGCTGCATTAAGTTCCATGTCTAAGGCAGCCGTTGCTTATGCCAAAGATGGGAAGACCCTTCAAGAAGGTCTTAACGATACTGTCACAGCTATTCAAAATTCATCTAGTGAGACAGAGGCTTTGACATTAGCATCAGAAGTTTTCGGCTCAAAGGCAGCCCCTCGCATGGTTGATGCAATCAAGCGTGGTACTCTGAATTTGAATGATTTGGGAGCGGCTGCTGAGGAATCAGCTGGAACTGTAAGCAGTACATTTGATGCCACGTTGGACCCGATTGACAAATTTACAACAGCTCAAAATATGAGCACTGAGGCAATGGCTGAAATTGGTGGCATGATTGCAGAAGTCGTTGCTCCAGTTTTGGAAAGTATGGCAAGGATTTTCAAATCCGTTGCACAATGGGTTGGGAATTTGCCAGGACCTGTAAAGACAGCGATTGTGGCTTTTGGTGGGATTGTTGCAATTGCTGGTTTACTATTACCAATAATTGTTGGCATTGTAACAGCCTTGCCGACAATGATGGGATTTTTAGCCGGAATTGCAGGAGCGGCTGCACCTATTATTGCTCCAGTTCTTGGAATTGTAGGGGCAATTGCCGCACTAATAGCAATTATCACATATTTGTGGAACAATAACGAAGCCTTCCGAACAGCAGTTATCGAAATTTGGAATGCGATTATGTCGGTTATCAATGCTGTTATTCAGCAGATTTCAGCTTTTGTCATGTCCATTTGGGGAACCTTGGTTACCTGGTGGACCGAAAATCAAGAGTTGATTAAGTCCTCCGCAGAAATAGTCTGGAATGCCATCATGTCTGTCATCAACACAGTCATGACAGCCCTACAGCCACTCATTCAAGCCGCTTGGTCGAATATCCAATTAGTCATCGAGACAGTCTGGACAATTATCAAAACAGTAGTAGAGACCGCTGTAAACACCATACTTGGAATTGTCAAAGCCGTTATGCAAGCCATCAACGGTGACTGGTCTGGCGCATGGGAGACTATGAGAGGTGTTGTAGACAGTTTAATCAACGCAATCAAGTCCATCATTGAGACAGTTCTCACAGCTATTCAGCAATTCATTCAAACGACTTGGCAGGCTATTGTGACTTACATCCAATTCGTACTCAACATGATCTTCAACATTGTGTCTACGATTTGGAATAGCATATTGTCATTTATCGGCAACATAGTAACCTCGATTTCAAATACGATTTCAAATGTATTTAACGGGATATCCAGCACAATCAGTGGTGTAATGTCTGGCATTTTCAATACTGTAAGCAATGTTTGGAATGGTATAAGAGATACTATTACGAACACCATTAACGGTGCCAGGGACGCTGTTTCCAACGCTATCAATGCGATAAAAGGCTTCTTTAACTTTGAATGGTCGCTCCCTAGACCAAAACTACCACGATTTCATATCAGTGGCGGTGAAGCACCATGGGGGTTCGGTGGCAAGGGATCCTTGCCGTCTATTGATATTACATGGTTTGCGAAAGGTGGTATTTTGACCAAGCCCACTATTTTCAGCATGAATAGTAATGGTTTGATGGGTGGCGGCGAGGCTGGGAAAGAAGCTGTTCTACCACTGAACGAAAGTACACTTGGTATGATTGCTGATCATATCATGTCTACTGTCAAAGATAAGATTGTTGTGAATGTGGAACAACCAAAGCCACAACCAATTATTTTAAATATCGACGGTAAAACATTCGCTCAATTGATTGTAGGGCATGTTTCAGATGCACAAGCACAACGTATTCAAATCATCGAAGGAGGTGGGACAGTTGGCTAAACACTATGGAATTCGATACAACGGCAGGCATTCGTTTGAAGATGAAGGTCTGCTTTTACTAAATGAGCGTTCAATCAGTATTCCAAATAAGAAGAAGGTACTGGTACCTATTCCATTTTCGAATGAAAAATACGACTTCTCGACTGTCTATGGTGGCCAGCTCTACGAACAGAGAACCTTGACCTATCAAATCAAAATCAAGAATACAATTTATGGTACGAAAGAAGCCATGAATATGGCTAAAACCAATGCAATCAATTGGTTGATGGGAACAACAGGCCTATCACCTCTCTATGATGATGCGATACCTGGATACTACTTTTTGGCCGAGGTCCAAGGCGATAGTGCTTTTGAGGAAGATTGGGCTCATGGTGTGCTTAAAATCACATTCACAGCCTATCCCTTTATGATTTCCGAGAAAGCTGAAGGAAGTGATATATGGGATGATTTCAATTTTGAGCTTGACGCATTCCAAGATATTGCTTTTGAAGTCAAAGGCTCGCTTGATATTCTGTTGGTCAATACAGGCATCAGCTTAGCACGACCAGAGATTACGTCAACTAGCAACATGACATTGACTATGCGGAATCAACAGTTTAGCATCATTCCGGGAAGTCGTGTATATGACTTTTTCACGCTCGAAAAAGAAAACGAAATCCACATCGAAGGCAACGGCAGAATTTCTTTTAAGTGGTATAAGGAGCTAATTTGATGTATGCAGTTAGTTTGATAAATGGTGCCAACGTAACACCGATACACGATTCAATGGCCGGTGGGAATAAGCTCTTGTCGGCCATTGTTAAATTTGAAATCAATAAGATTGCCCAGTTTGATTTCCAGTTTCTGCCAAACAACGCTGGCTATAAGGCTCTTATCAAGCCTTTGCAGACCATGGTCCAAGTAGTTAATATGCGGACAGGCAGAGAAGTATTCTACGGTCGCATTGCACCTATTACAAACGATATGGCAGAAAGTGGAGTGTTTACCTTCGCATACAATGCCAAATCGGAGCTTGACTTTTTGAACGACAGCAAACAACGGCAACAGATCTACCGGGGGAAGAAATCTGATTTTGTAAAGCAGATCCTGCAATTTCACAACGACAATCTGGAATCTTACAAGGAATTTTTGCCTGGGGACTTGTCAGACTTGATTGCAACAGGCGACCACATGGAAGCAGATGTCGACCCTGCCAAGTCGACTTTTGCTACTTTGACAGACCTTATCCTAAACGAGTATGGATTAGAGATACAGATTCGCAAAGAAAACGGCAAGAGGTATCTTGATTTTAAGAGACAGATTGGCATCGACAGCGACACGGAAATCAAGCTCTCTGTCAACTTGTTGTCGCTCAAGCAACATATCAACCCAGAGGGCATCGTATCTCGCTTACTGGTTTATGGCAAGCAAAATAGTGAGACAAATCAGCGTGTAAATATTGCATCCGTTAACAACGGGAAAGACTACATCGATCGACCGGACTTGATTGCCGAGTACGGCATCAAAATGGAAACTGCCACGTTTGATGACATAGAGGACCCTGTTGCTCTAAAACAGGCAGGAGAGAGCCAGCTGGCTACTCAAAAGGCCGTGACCTACCAATACTCTGTGTCGGCAGTCAATTTGTCGCACATCAACCCAAATTTTGATGAGTTTGAGGAAGGTAATACATATAGGGTTATCAATCCCGTCATGTTTATTGACGAGAAATTGCGGGTAGTTGCCCGACAGATTGACCTGGTAAGCGTTGAGCGGTCGAATTTAACGATTGGCGACAAGTTTAAGTCGGCTGAAGAGTGGCAATTGGACAATGTCCGTAAAAGGACTAAGCAGTTAGTCACGACTAGGCAGCTAAAGGAGCAACAGAGCCAGCTGGAAGAGGTGCGAATTATTGCCAGTACGACTGCAGAAACAGTCGAAACTGTCAGCACAGCCGTCTCAGAGCAATCTAGCCAACTCTTATCTGCTCAAGATAAGCAGAAATTGGATTATTTGCTTGTGACCAAAGAAATCAATCTGGACGAATTGATAACCAGAGTAGAAGCATTAGAAAGGAAATGATAAATGGGAATTGATAACCACTTAAAAGTAATCAAGGAAGGCGTCTTTGGCCGTGATGTCCGACAAGCCATTCATGATGGCATCCAGCAAGCGTATGATGATGCAACAGCCAATGGAAATGCCAACATGGAAGTGGCGAAGGCGAGAGGGACAGAAGCGACATTAGAAGATCGATTGCAGTCAATGGACGGCAAAATAAGCCAAACAACAACTGACATCACACGCACAGAGGCCCGCATCGATGATTTGATTGCTAATGCAGGCAATGGCACGGTGCCAAGCGAATTGACAGATATGCGGGTAGTATCTGACGGAACAACATATCCCACTGCAGGGACTGCTGTACGAAAAATTGATGACAAGATTATGGCAAGCCTCGAAAAAAACAGTATCCAACTGCCTCAATTTAACGATGGCACCTTTGTCCAATATTCCGATGGCAGAGTAGGAACATTAGGGGATAGTCAGATAGCGACTACAACGGCAGAGTTTGTAGATGTCGGCAAATTTAATAGCATTATGATCTCAAACTTTGTGTTTTTGAAGGACAACAGTGCGGGATTGGCGTTTTATGATGCCAACAAATCGTTTATCAAGGGTCTAAAATACTCTGATTTTAAAGATAAGTCTCTTACTGTTCCGACAAATGCTAAATACATTAAATTTTCAGTCCCGACCGTATCTAAAACCACTGTTAAAGTTTTTGGATTTTTGGATGAGTCTGCACTATTTGAGCTGACAAATTTAGGTATTTTGAATACTAAAGATTCTGTCACAGAATACAATGCAACATTTATTGACAAATCAAAGAATATTTTCGACGTATCCACAATTACAAGAGGTGTATACGTCAGAAACGCCGATGGTAGTACAGCAAGCAATAGCAGCTTTTCTGCTAGCGATTACATACCGATTGATCCTGGTCAAGTCTATACAAAAAACTTTGTGAACCAGGGGGCATTTTATGACGCAAATAAACAATACATTGTTGGTTTTGACGGCTTTTCCGTCAATGTCGCCCAAGTAAAGCAGACCATAACCGCTCCTAATAACGCTCGCTTTGTCAGAATATCCCTCGCAAATACTCAAGTGTCTCTGACCCAATTAGAGGAAGGTAGCGAGATGACAGCATTTGAACCATTTGGATACAGCATAAAACCGGAACTGATTGAAAAGCACATTGTTAGCTCTGGTAGAGGTCAAAGCAAAAACATTGCTGATTTACTTGTTTCTTCTAACAAAACTATCAAAATCAAACTTATTGGCGATAGTATTACGCACGGATACGGTGGTACAGGGTATGTCCAAGATGGCGAACAAATCATCGCAGGGGGTCGCTGGAACGTCAACACGAAAGGATACTGTTGGGCCAATTTACTTAAAAAAGATTTAGAGAGCAGATTTAATTGCACTGTAACCAATTTCGGCTGTTCTGGTGCGGCATCTCCAGATTTAGTATCAGGCATTACAGATCTAATCAAAGACGATGACGACGTGGTTGTCTGTCAAATCGGGACAAATAATAGGGGAGATGGAGATATTCAACGCTTCGAATATTTGGCCGGAGATTTAGAATTTATCTATCAGTATTGTCAATCTCGCAATATCAAATTTATTCCGATGATCGCGCCGCCAGCATCTCAAAAAAATGAGAGTACAAAATCACAACACATGGAAGATGTGGCTCATATTATTTCTTCGTTTGCTCAAAAACACAATTTAGAGTATATCAACAACTTCCGCCATCTATCAGAGTATTGCGAGCTGAAAGATATAGCTATAGATACATTGTTGATGGACGGATTGCATCCGTCTGACAGAGGGTACGAGTTGATGTACCGTCATATCACAAGGGAACTCGGACTAGATCCAAAAATCAAGCAAGCAACATGGTAAGAAGGAGGTCTAACAATTGCCAATTGAACACGCAGAACGAATAGCCCAAAGTCAAGTGGCTTGGGCGATGTAAATTAAAATAATAAAGGAGTATCAATGTATTTTCTAACTATCCAACCACATCCACATGGGATGTTTGATTTTTTACGCGAGCTAATCGCAACAGAGGACGGCCTGGTCCTCTTTTTGCTTGGGCTAATCGTTGTTATGGAAATTGTTGATTTCTTATCCGGCACGTTCGCCGCTATGATTAACCCAGACATTGAATACAAGTCTAAAATCGGTATTAACGGCCTGATTCGCAAGATGATGGGTATTATCCTGCTGACAGTCTTAATTCCAATGTCGGTGCTTCTACCTGAGCAAACAGGTGTAGCTTTCCTATACACAATCTATGTTGGCTATCTCATCTTGACCTTTAAGAGTTTGGTCGAAAACTATGGCAAGGCCAAAGGTGACACATCAATTTTCGAAAATGTGACAGCAGCATTTGAAAAGCTGATTGGAAAAGGCAAATGAAACTAATCAAAGCAATCCTGATTATTATTGTTTTGGGAGCTATGACACCTATTTTGTGGGTGCTAGCTCCTTTTTATCTCGAGGAAGGAGGAAATCATGACAATCAATCTTGAAACATCCATTCGTTGGATGAGCGACCGTGTCGGCAAAGTCTCTTACTCAATGGACTATCGTAACGGTCCGAATAGTTATGACTGCTCTAGTGCTGTATATTATGCGCTAATGGCGGGTGGTGCAATTTCTGCAGGTTGGGCGGTTAACACTGAGTATATGCATGACTGGTTGATACGTAACGGATATGTTTTGGTAGCTGAAAATAAACCATTTAACGCTCAAAGACATGACGTTTGTATTTTGGGTAAACGTGGCTATTCGAGCGGAGCAGGTGGTCACGTCGTTATCTTTGTGGATAATGTTAATGTGATACATTGTAACCATGCACGTAATGGAATTACCATTGATAATTATAATCAAGTGCATCGTGGTATGTATTACTATCTATACCGTCCAGCGAACCAACCCAGCACCTCCAACAAATCATTGGATCAGCTTGTTAAGGAGACTTTGGCTGGGGTACATGGCAACGGGGACACCCGTAAGGCAAGTCTGGGCAGTCAATATGAGGCTGTCATGGCGGTTATCAACGGCAAAGCTTCGGCAAGCGAGAAATCTGATGAGGAACTTGCTAGGGAAGTCTTAGCAGGTAAGCACGGGGCTGGAGAGGACCGAAAACGGTCACTAGGACCACGCTATGAGCCTGTTCAAGCTAAGGTCAACGAATTGCTCAAGGCCAAGGAAAAACCGTCTGAGGTGGTCAAAAATGAGCCACAGACGGTGCAATTCAAGGAGGACGGGGACTTGTCTTTCAATGGTGCCATTCTTAAGAAGTCTGTCCTCGAAATTATCCTGAAAAAGTGTAAAGAACATGACATCTTACCAAGCTATGCTCTGACGATTCTGCACTATGAGGGGCTTTGGGGGACTTCTGCTGTCGGTAAGGCCGACAACAACTGGGGCGGTATGACCTGGACTGGCCAAGGCAACCGTCCGAGCGGTGTAGTTGTGACTCAAGGTTTGGCTCGGCCATCGAACGAGGGAGGCCACTACATGCACTATGCAAGCGTAGATGACTTCTTGACGGACTGGTTCTACCTGCTTCGCAAGGGCGGTCCTTACAATGTATCTGGCGCACTGACCTTTAGCGAGTCCGTCAAGGGTATGTTTCAGGTTGGTGGTGCTAAATACGACTATGCAGCCGCTGGCTACAATAGTTACCTGGTCGGTGCTACTAGCAGGCTGAAAGCTATTGAGTCAGAAAATGGTAGTCTGACACGGTTTGATGCCACATCAAACAACGTCCATTCGGTTGATCCTGATAAAATTTCTGTTGATATTGAAGGTATTGAGGTCACGATCAATGGTGTAGTTTATAAGCTGGAGAAAAAGCCAGTGTAAAAATGAGCCCTCAGCGATTGCTGGGGCTTTTCTTTTTGTCAAAAAACGAAAAACATTTGTAAAAAATACGTGTTTGCAGTTGACAAGTGTTGAAAACAAGTGTATAATATAATTAAAGATAAGGAAAGGAGATAAGCCAATGACGGAGCGAGAGCTTAAGAAGATTGCTAAGAAGCAAGGTTTCAGTAAAACAAACTTTGGCAAAGGGTCTCACGAGGTTTGGAAACATCCAGACGGACGGACAGTGACGATACCTAAACCCAAAGAGAAGGATTACAGACCTGGTACACTGAACAATATTCTCAAAGTCTTGTATGGGGAGTGAGGGCACTCCTCCCTGTACCCCTAAAGGGGTTACTCTGATCATTGGCTTGATCTATCACTATGAAATATAATTATTTAGCATTGTTTGAAGCAGATAAGGAAAATGGTGGCTACAGCATTTCTTTCCCTGATTTCCCTGGAGCATTTAGCGAAGCTGACAATCTAAGCGAAGCTATTTTCAACGCTCGTGAAGTTCTTGAAATCTATACCATCATGTTTGAAGACGAGGGTAAAGAATTTCCTAAACCATCATCATTCAAAGCACTTGCAAGCAACCTAGCAAGCGATGATGATGTGATACAGGCTATCTCTGTTGACACCGAACTTGTCCGTGAGCGTGAACGCTCTAAAATCGTCAATAAGACCGTCACACTACCAAGCTGGCTTGTCGAAATTGGAAAAGAAAACAAGGTCAATTTTAGCCAACTATTACAGAAAGCAATCCGTGAGGAATTGCAGGTATAA